CCGTGCCACCACACAAACCCTTCTCGTCCTAGAAATCCTTTCATTAGACCCCCATGCAATTCCGTGAAAGTTCAAGTTTGCAACTGTACGCTGTGCCGATGGTGTGCTTCACACTTGTAACCAAATACTCTCCACTCAAGTTCTTATCGTCCATGTCGGTCAGTACTGCAACATCGGACTGCGGCTTTGGAACCTTGATATGCACCACATCGCCCACTCGCCGTCTGCTGTCCCCAAATATCTCAATCATAATCTTCTGTGTCAAAAATGCGTTCATGTGATACTTACGCTTGAGATACACAGACTCTATCTTTGAGTTGTCCACGATGCCGTTGGATTTACTGTGAACTGTGTATGGGGTTGACGGCAAGTACGAATACGCCACACCACGACCAAACATCCGTTTGGATTCAGGATCCGCCGTTCGAAAGTGCGGTTCAGTTCCCAATTTCTTTATGCTATCAAAAATGGCGGGTTCAAACAAATCGGCTATCCGTTGCTCCTTACGCACCAAATCGTGAACCACCAAACGAGACGACACTATGCCGTTCATTATGTTGTTGGCAGCGTCAAATCGGCTCATCTCTTCAAGCCGTTGTATTTTGTGATATCGGGACGGTAGCGGACTTTTGAATCCTAGATTTTGCAGTTGCCCTTCGGCAATACCAGCATTTGCAGTGGTGTGCAGATAGGTGACGGGATTTGCTGATCCTTGATCAATAATGGACGACAGACTGGCGAATCGGTAACCGTCTAGTGTTTCGTAAAACAAGAACGGGCTGTACTCGTTTCCTGTTTTGGTGTACGCTTTAGAGGTAAGCCAATTTATTGCTTTGAAAGGAGTGTACGCATACGGCAACACAAAAGAGTAATTATCCTTTGTGGGTTCAATCTGCAACCGATCTTTCCACACACCTTCGGGGAAATGCTTCTTGAAAATTCCCGCCACCATATCCGACACCGTTCCTGACATGGCGTAACCGCAGTAATCAGAAAAATTAAAGAATCCTCCCTCACTCATCAGGTGCAGCACATACTGCTGTGTTTTTCCTGTGTCCGAAATTTTCTGTGTGTCTAGTTTGTACACACGAAACAGCAGTTGAACGGGTGCGAAAGCATTAATATCTGACTTGAACGAAATTTCTATTTTCTCGTGTCCAACAATAGGAAACCGCTCAGGAAAGTTGAATGCGTCTTCGATATGCAATTTGGCAGACAGATAGGGAGAGAATATGTCTTCGTAGATTTCGATATAGCGAAACAGATTCTTGAGATCTATCTCTTTTCCATTTATCAACGAGTACATCACAAACTTTTCTAGTTTGTAGTTTCCCGCTGAAAGTATTGAATTACCGTGTCCCGATTGATCAGCCATTTTATACCCTCAACAATGATTCAAGTTCTGCTAGTGCTTCGCGCTTGTACCGCGGATGCAGAATCTTTATGGTGCGCTTGTCATCGTTGGTGGTGTTCTCGTATGTGTAGTTGGACACCGCGTATGTGGGCACAGCCGCGCCAGAAACACCCATGTATTTGCCGATGTAGGTTTCCCAGAAATCAACAGTTCCCGACCCCGAGTACCCAACTCCAACGGTTGTGAGGTTGGGGTATTCGTTTTCTGTATGACCAACAACACCACCCACAACAGAATAACTGCCTGTCTGCTGACTCAGGGGATCCACTGTAAACTTGTCGTTGGCAGCACTTAGTCCACCACTGAACGCAATTTCAAAATGGTGAACTGCCATGTATGACGGTTCTATCTTCTTGATTCGCACAGAGTGCGAACTGCCGCCAGATACACCAATAGTGGCAGATCCTGTTGCAAAACCTGTGCCGTCAATGGTGAGTTTGCACAGGGTGGGATCGTAATCTTTTACAGCAGTGGATCGACCGCCCTGTGACAGAGTGCTTCCGCTTTGCACACTTGTCTGATAGAAAAATCCGTCAGAGGTGTTGGTGATGTATACGGTGTAGCCACCGTGTTTGTTCTGCACATAGTCTTCTACGGCAGATCCTGACTTGTACCATCCGTGATACGGATCAATAATGTTGTTGGTCATCAGCACCAACCAGTGGAATGACGGATCGCCGTACACACGCTCGGCAATATGTTCAGGACGCTCTCCGTCCTTTATGCTGTACTCTATGAACGCACCGTCACTGCCCCTGATGTCCTCACTCAGCGCAACGCGGCGAAGCATATTCGCAACAAACACATAGCGAAAGGTGTCGCCATCGCGGACAGGATACTGCAAAATAGGAAACTTTGAGAAGTACGGCATTAGTATCCTTTATCTACGGTTTCGCGGGTGAGGATACCCATTTCAGTAAAGTTCAGCGTCATGGTGATAGCAGTGGGTGAGTTGTCAACAAAGGTGCTGAACAGAGAATTGGGTGTGTAATCCACCGATATGGAAGCAAGTGAGCAGCGACCAATGCGCGGCAAATACTCGTTTTCTACAAATCCTGCTTGGTTCATATTGGGGTTCGATGACAGGAATCGAACTTCAAATTCCGCAGGAACACGAAGTATGATCTGTACATCTGACTCTTTTTCTCCAACCAACTGCTCGTCCCGAGAAGGGTGTGCGTGATATCGGAATGTCTCAATGATGTCCCGTATGGTCTGTACTTCTGTCTTATTTCGCGGATAGAATTCCCAACTAAACGAGAAGTTTCGGAAATCCTTTTGCTTGAACAATTTTTCAAGACGAGGATTCACCACTTTTCCACGAGCAGCAGCAGCCACTCCTTCTGCCCCAAGCAAACCTGCTAGTTTTTGTCCGCCAACTTCAAGCCCCTGAACAGCCGTGTCAGCAGGAGAACCTAGCGCATTAAACATGGCTTTAACGCCTTTGCCGTCAACATCCTCATAAGTAAACGAGTCTTCATTGTTTACCTTGTTGCAGAACGGCAGATAGATGGAAATCATTTGATCGTACACCGCTTCATTGGTGTACGCTTTTGCTGTTGCAACAATAGCAGCAGCCAGCCCTGCTCCCACGGCTGCGCCGCCTGCCGCGCCAGGCACCGCACCCACACCACCAAATATCATGCCTGCTGCACCACCGGCTGCTCCACCAAGAACAGCACCCGTTGCCGCAGCGTCAATCACACTTGCTTCCGCTACTGTTGTGGTGATTCGATCTTGCACTTGAAGCCGCTCGGTTTCGTCCATTCCCACACGACCAGCACCATTATTGAGTTCTGCTTCAATGCTAGACATACGAGACTGTTCTGAAGTAATGGTCTGCTCCAAAACCTGGCGTGCCTTGTCAGGATTGTTTTGCAACATGGTTGCCATGCTCTCGTTGGTGTTGGGATCAACCACCTTGAGCATATTTGGATCATTCATCATTTCCTGCAATGCAGCAATTTTTTCATCGTTCAGGGGTGTGCTGTACAGCGATTGCGGATCCAACCCACCACCACTAATAAGACTTGCCAATGTGTTCAGATTGCCAATATTTTTGGCAGATTCCATTTTAGCATTGGTCAGGGACTCGCGGAGATCCTTGGCTTCCCATCTCCAAAACGCCTTGAACTGCATGACATGGGGAACCTGCGCGTTGCCCAAATCCACGGGATACCGCAGAACTGATGGTCTGTTTCGTGATCCGCGCTTTAGTTTAGGAGTTGATTCCAGGCTTTGCAGCACAGGATCCCCTGCCTGTTCAGGAAAAGCAGTTCCCGTGAATCGTCCAGAGCCAAAACGATTGCTAGACACGAACGGCTTGCCGTTTGATGTGAATGCAGGGTTAACTAGAGATTGTGGAATTTGTGACATGGATATTCCTTTGAAGATCGGCTACATATTTATGTATGGCATACAAAGGTATTTTTCAACCACAGAACCCCACCAAATACATAGGCGATCCCACCAAGATCACATATAGAAGTATGTGGGAGCGCAAGTTTATGAAATACTGTGACAGTAGTTCAAATGTTCTCCGATGGGCATCTGAAGAAGTGGTTATCCCGTACATGAGTCCCATCGACCACAAACCCCACCGCTACTTTGTGGACTTCTTGGTTGAGGTACGCACACCCGAAGGCATCAAGACTTGGCTTGTGGAGATCAAACCCAAAAAGAAGTGCCGTGAACCAGAAAAGCGAAAAAAGATTACCCGAGGGTATATTACTGAAGTAAAGACATGGGTCACCAATAAAGCCAAATGGGATGCTGCCAAACGGGTGTCTGATGCCAAGGGATGGGAATTCAAAATATTAACCGAAGACGACTTGTTCAAGAAGAAGCCATGATAGACGAACAAAAACAAAAAACCGATCTTCAAGAACTACTCAAAGAAACCACCGTGGCATTGGGTGGAACGGATCAGACTTACATTCAGTTTGTCCAAATGCTGAACGAGTACAACCAATTAAGCATACCAAGTCGCCTCTTGCCGGGCTGCTTGGTGTTTTTCAAATACAAACCTATTAGCGAATCTTTTATTTCTCGTAATACATATTATGATTCGTTTCCTCTCGTCCTGATCACCGATGTGTATCGGGGCGGATTTGAGGGGGTGAATCTACACTTCATTGCTCCTCAATACAGAAAAGCCTTGTTTGATGCGGTGATGCGTGGACTGCCCACCATCAAGGCAAACGAGGAGTGGAGAACACGACTGCGAGTGGATTATGATCGGTTGGAAGCACGGAGAATCTTCAAGTACTACAAGCCGTGCTATCGAAGGTATCTGTGGAAAGGCATGAAACGCAGACCAGCACTCGTACCTTTTCAATTGTGGGAAGACATGGTGAACGGAAATTCATATAAGTTTGTAGGGGCAAAGCCCGTAACCGTATACCGAGACAGCCGAAACGCAGTAATCCGTGGGGGAGGATAAATGGCACTAGTACCGTCAAACATCAACGAAATGATAGAATCAATCAGGCGGTCTGGCGTTGCGTACAGCAATCGCTACGAACTGATGTTTGGTATTCCAAGCGTATTTCCAACAGGCAATCCAGCGGAACTAAAGAACCTGACAGTTCGTTGTGATTCGGTTACTGTTCCCGGTCGTGGATTTTCAACCACACCGTATCGCTTTTACGGTCCTGCTCGTAATATGCCGTATGAACCCATCTACAGCGGAGAGATAAACATATCCATGATCCTGTCTGCGGATTTGCGTGAACGCAAGTTTTTTGAAGACTGGATGAATTTTGTGTGCAGCCGTGACAACTTCAAGTTTGGCTACTACGACGATTACATTACCGATTTAGAGATAACCGTATTCAGCAAAGACGAAATATCCACCCACAGGTTCTTTGTGGAAGAAGTGTATCCCAAGTCTATTGGCGACTTGCAGATGGGATACGACAAGGATAACGACTATCTGCGTCAGGATGTAACCTTATCGTTCCGTAAGTACACGCCAGAATATATTGGTATGCCTCCCTCCAAACCCACTCCAAACGGTGGTGCTGCTTCCTTCCTGAGTCCAGGCATGAGTAAAATATTCAACATGGGCAAGAACGCAGGAAGCGATCCGCAGCAGTGGAAGTCGCCAACAAATACTCCAAGTTAAACGCCTAAATAGAAATTGATTATATTGATTAAAGGAATACCATGATGCAACTGAATCTCGTTAATGCTTCACTACCACAATACAACATGAGCCTGCCTGTATCGGGCATCACCACAAAATTCAGACCATTTGTAGTCAAGGAGGAGAAAATCCTCCTGATGGGTCTACAGTCAAAAAGCATTAATCAAATAAATGATGCCATGCGGAACATCATTCTTGCCTGCACCAACAATGTGGTAGACACACGAAAATTGTGTGCTGCGGATGCAGAGTACGCATTTCTACAAATTCGATCCAAATCAGTGGGAGAAGAAGTCAAGCCACAAGTGGTTTGCACCACTTGCTCCAAAGAAACCGTGATCAAGATTAAACTGGATGAAATCACCATCAAGCCCACAACAAAACCGGTGGTTGACAGCAATATAAAAATAACAGATACCCTTGCTATCGTGATGCGGTATCCATCCATTCACGACATTGACTACAACAAAACAGAAGTAGAGATTGCTTTTGACCTAGCCAAGCGGTGCATCGAATCCGTGATTATTGATGAACAGGTCTACCAAGTAAAAGACATCAATCCACAGGAACTCACCGATTTTGTTGACAACATGATGCCTGAGCAGTTTGCAAAAATCATGGATTTCATTCAGAGCGTTCCTGAACTTTCCTATGAATTCCAATATCAATGCCCCCAATGCTCGGAAACAGTAAAGGTGCAACTAAAAAGTGTATCTGATTTTTTTCGGTAGCCCTCTGTCATAATGACTTGGGGGCATATTACCAAATGAACTTCAATCTCATGCAGCATCACGGGTACTCTCTCGCTGAATTAGAAGGAATGTTACCTTGGGAGCGAGAGGTATACATACAAATGCTTATTTCTCATCTTAAAAAAGAACAAGAAAAAGCAACCAACAGAAAACCACTGTGACCCCTTTACCATGACAATGAGGCAGAATCATGGCAAAGAAAATCGTCAGCGATAAACAGATGAGGCAGATGATGGCTTCCCGCCAAGAGCGGGTGGGTGGTCGCTTTGGTGGTTTAAAGCCTGAGTTCAAGACTCCTCCTGTTGTTGCCGCTAAAGATGTGGCGGTATCAGATGCAGCCGTAGCAGAGAAAATTAATTTTCTACAGGCTATCCTCAACGAACGAAAAGCAATGGGGATTGAGACTTCTGAACTAGAAGAGTATGTGGTTGGAACTGCTCAAAAGCAGGGTATGCGTTCGGTTGTTGAAACATTCATATCAGAAAATCGTGAGCAGTTTAATCAAGACGATCCAGCAGGAGCGGCTGCGTATGAATTGATGAAGGAAGCGGTTGTGCTTTCCGAATCATCAATGAAAGCATCCTTTGATGACGCTAAAAAGATATACGCCCAACTCAAGTTTATACGACAGGTAGCAGCAAATGCAAAAGGCAAGAATTCTGCTATTGCTAAACAGATGGAAGCCATCATTGCGCCTGTTGAAGCACAATTAAAGAAGAGAACATCTTTTGCTGCATTTATAAAAGATAAAGCAGAATCATTCAAGAAGACACTCCCCGAACGCTTGGCTGCAAAAGTGCCGGTCGTTGGTGGTCTACTAAGCGGATTCTTGAGAGATAAACGCGAAGCACAAGAAAGCATTGAACTGTTGTCTGGTCGCATACAAGAGCAAGTCTCCCGTGGTGGTCAAAGAGGAACAGATCTAGACATTAGTGATATACGACAGCCCCGTAGAGGTGGCGGAACCGGAATGATGGGCGGAACTCGCGCATCAGATATTCCGGGGCTTGATGTTGGTGGTGCAGGAAAAGGCATACCGTCAACACTTGGTGCCATCTATAAAGAAGTCACCAAAATCCGCAGCATCATTGAAAGCAAATTTGCTCCTGTAGAAAGTGATGCCACAGAACTAAAAGCCCGCGAAGCAGAACTAGAAGGCAAGACCGGCGGCAAGGTTTCTGAAAAAGCAATCAAAATGGTAACAGGGGAAAAGGGTGGTGGCGGATTCCTGTCTTCACTACTGTCAAATCTGTTTGGTTCAGGTCTTGGTACGCTGCTTGCAAACGGACTTGCGGCTCTTGGTCCAATGATCATAGGAGCCATTGCAGCAATCGGTCCTGCACTCATGGCAGCAATTGCAGGGCTTGGTACAGTCATAGCAGGAATTGGAAGTATGTTGTTGACCGTTGCAATTCCTGCTCTAGTGGCTACTGTGGGAGCAGCCATTGGTGGTGGTTTGGCGTGGCTTATCAACTCAGGTATTGATGCCATCTTTGGCACAAACCTAGCAGAACTCATGTTTGACAAAGACACATACACATTCGGTGATGTTGACCGAGAAAACAAAATAGCAGAACAAGGCAAGGCTGCTGATGCGCGGATAGAGGCTCAACGAAACACTCCCGAATACACAGCAGCCATGTCTCAGGATCCGCGAATGCTTCCGAAACTCATTTCGGAAAAGAGAATCACAGGATCTGAGGGTTTGGACATACTGTCTTCGTTTGAATCCAAAAACGGAAGAGGCGAAGACACGGACGCAATTCGTGCAAGAATACTAGAAATAGATCCGAAAGCAGTAGGATCAAATATTGGATCTTTTGCCGCTGTGAATGCAGCACAGTCCGCAACTGCTGCTGCAACGATTCCTTCGGTGTCATCGGCTGCAACATCGTCTACGGGATCAGATCAATCCACATCAGTGGGTGTTATATCATCGTCTTCGCCAAACACCACAGCAGGTAAAATGTTGAATCAGTATTCAGCGGAACAAGCAGCACTCAGCAATGCACAATCTGCGGGGACAGCGAGCGTCGGTGGAACCGTGAACAACTCGTCCATGAACAGCAATGTCAGCAATGTGGTGAACAACTTTAATGACGATCTGCGTATTCGCAACAACGAACCCACGCAGAAGCAGATGCAGACATTCTCACTTGTACCGTAAAAGAAAAGAGGCACCCCGAAGGGTGCCCCTTTGCTGCGAAACCGAAGGCACAGTATTTAGTCTTCGCTTGCCAACTTCTCAAAGTAAGACAAAGCAGATTCGGTGTCGTCATCATCCGTGCTGACGGCTTCCTTCACTGGCTTCTTGGTTGGCTGCGGAGCAGCCTTCTTCACAGCAGGAACATCATCCTCGTCATCAAACGCAGCCTTTTCTGCACCGCCCTTGGCAAACGATTCTGATGCCGAAGCGCGAATGTTTCCGCCAAGCACCATTTCAAGACGAGCCTTGAGTTCATCGTAAGACTTGAAGTTCTTTGGATCAGTGAATTCCTTGAGGGAATACTGAGTCTTCCACAACTTCTCAAGAGCAGCGTCATCACCACCAAGCAGTGCAGACGGTGCAGCAAACTCGCTGCGGTCGTAGTTGGTGTAGCCTTCAACCTGACGAATCTTCAACTTGAAGGTGGCACCGTTCCAAAAGTCAAACGGATTCATGGGCTTCTCGTCTTGGAACTGCGGATTCATGGCTTCCTGAATCTTCTCGAAAATCTTCTTGCCGTAGCGGAACAGGAACACCTTGCCCTCGTTCTGTGGGTTCTTGGGGTCGCTCACAACATAAATGTTGCTGATGTACGACAACTTACGCTTGCGATCACGCGCAATCTTCTTGTCGTCATCCGATCCGCTAGCCCACAACTGAGAATTCATTTCCGATACCGGATCCTTTAGACCAATGGTCGTAAGGGAATTCTCGATGTACCAACCACCCGGACCACGGAAGCCGTGATTCCAAATACGCGCCCACGGCAGATCTTCACTATCGGGTGAAGGCAGAAAGCGAATCTCTGCGTAGCCGTTGCCAGTCTTATCGGTTTCCGCTCTCCACATACGGTCGTCCTTGTAGGACTCAGACTTCTTTGCCATCTTGTCCATTTCGGTGGCAAGCGTCTGATATGCGTTCTTGGAAGCGGACTTTAGGTCTTTGAATCCCATGCGTGTCTCCTTGTACTAATTGTACGATGTGTAGTGTTGTGTGTGATAAAGAAATCAGTCAGGACTATGTATGGATAGTACCATACGGTGGGCACAAGTCAAGATCAAACAGGCAGTTTTGTCTTTTTTGGAAGCAGATTTAGTTCCTGCCCTTCAGCCTTGATTTTTTCAATGATAGGCTTACTGAGAAACTTTGCGCCCACTTGTGGCTCAATTCCGTATTTTTCACATACGGCAATCACAGCATCAATATACGAAACCGTATACTGTTTTGCGTGGTTTTCAACTTCGCGGGGGAATCGTATGTTGTTGATGTCCATATCAGCCTTACTTTGAGAAATATACATAGGTGAGGTATCCTTATTTAGTCTTTTGATAGACAAGACCATCAGCGGAGAAGCCAATGGCAGCGACTAGCGACAATTACAGCATTGTTACCGAAGGTGTCAGTTATACCATAGCCAGCGATTTTGTCAAGCCCTCTGGTGCCGGAGAAACTGCACATCATCAGATTGTCAAAGTTGCCTACGGTGCCAACGATACCGTAAACTATGTTTCAAATAACGCGCCGCTGCCGGTGGGGTTGTGTGGATCATGGAGCCGTTACGATTATTTAGGTGGTGAGGGCTACTACAGCCTTGCCACTTCGCTTGTGGGAATAGGCGTAACCCTTGCAATTGCAGGTATTGCCAACGCAGAAGCCGTGGGCATCACCGTTGGAACGCTGACCGTATCCGCAACCGATTTGGATATTCGCAATCTGTACGGTGGCAACAGTAGCGGCAGCACAAGCGGAGCGGACTATGTGGGTGTTCAGGGTATTGCGGGTGGATATCCTATCGGTATCACCGTAAGCGCAGCCCTGCCAGTAACGGTTGCGTCCTTCTCCAATCTTGGCGTATTTGGTGTGAGCGGAGCCACTGCGGTTGGTGTGACTTTCAGTACAGTGTCTATTCGTGGATTGACCGCTGCAAGTGATACCATTACCGTGTACGGTGGCGGAACTGCTTCCACTGTGTCTACAGGACTATTTGGATTCACAGGAACAGGCGTTGCGCCCATCTACGCAGAATCCAATGCACTGAATGTAAACATTAAATCATCGGCTGGCATCACGGTGTCTGCTGCGGATCTTGATATTCGCAACCTAGACTACACTCTCGACACTGTTACCATTGTTGGTCAGGGTGCAACAGACAATAAATCCAAGGCTACAGTTCCTACCTACATGAACTCTGCTGTTGGTGCAGCGGGAACACTCACCCAAGTTAGTGGAGTAACAGGCGCGGGTTGGTGTGCTGCTGCACTGAATGTGTTCATGGTAAACAGCGGCATCACCTTCACGGTGAGTGCAAGTGCCACCTTCTCGTCCATCGTGGGCGTAACAGCAGCATACAGCGCATCGCTGCCTGTTCAGGGATCCACTCAGGCTGCATACGGTGTATGGGTCACAGGTAGCACCAGTGGCGATCCCGTCACGGTCAAGGGATACAGTGGTGGATATCTGCCTGTTGAGTTGAGCAATTTCGGAACACAGACCGACACACTCAACACCAGCGTTCAGCAGGTCAAAACCAACACAGACTTCCTGATTGCTGCCAAACAAGCACTGTACGATTCCAGCGTGAGTGTTGGTGCATTTGACGCACCGCAGTCACTAAGCCTGCACACCCTTGTCAAGAACGCAGTAAACACCCAACTGCAAAGTCTTGCTGACACGGTTGTTCCAAACAGCAGCAGCGTTACAACACAAGATTCTCTGGCAGTAACCCTTGTATCAACCAAGCAGAAGTCGTCTTTCGTGTCTCGCACAGCGTGTGCCACAGGAACTCCGCAGAATCTGACTGTTTTCAACAGCGGTGCAGGGTATACCTGTGCAAACGGCATCCGTATCAAGACATCCCGTATTGCAACAGGCACAAATTCCTCACAGAATGAAATCATGTGCGTGATTTCTGAAGCAGACGCATCCTCATACGGAGCAAGCGCAGGAGCGTATTCGTATGTAATGTACCACGGCGATGAAATGTTCTTTGAAGTGGACAACATCAACCGCATCAAGGTGTTCTATCCTGCATATTCCGCAGGATTTGCTCCCCATAACACTGGTTCGGGTGTGACTTTCTCGTTCTACGCCTCCTAAAAAAGAGATTTGGCATGAGTTTCAAAAACCACAACAACTACTGGCACACTTACATCCAATCAGAGCCAGAAGTTTCCACCGAAGTTGTGATAATGTCGGTGGTAATGGGTGTTTCGGACACCTATATCACGGATGAACCTGCGAATTACAACAACATTCAAGTATTTAACAGCGGATCACAAGAGTTTCAGACACTAACCGAGGTGTTGACACCAGATTTGCTGCTAGATTTGCCTGTTGAGGACGCAAGACAGTCATTCGTGGCAAAAAAACTAGTGCTGTCTACGGGAGTTCCAAGCGATGGAACAGGCGGAACGGGAGTTAGTGTGGATATAGCCACTGGCACCATAGAACCGCCAATACTAATCCCTAGCGACAATCAACAGGATTGTTCTATTGCAATAGCCAAGATGCAGGATGCAGCAAAAAATGCACAGCGAGAATTGGCTGATTGCTTGAACAACAGCACAAATCCTGAAGACGATGCCTACAAAAAATATCTTGATTGCAGACAGCAGTGCAAGGATCAGGTGAACGCAGACCTTGCTGCATGGTTAAGCGAATGCAACCAAGTTGGACCAGGCGATGAAATACCAACAATTCCAGAACGAATTTGCGTAAACGGACAGCCCATTTGGAAATGGCACTCGGCAATATCACAGGCGTGCAAGGACAGTTTTTGCGAAATAGTCATAAAGTATGTTCGTTGCATCGGGGGACAAGATATTTGCCGCTATAACCCATGCACAGGAGCGCGTCCCAACGCCGATATCTTTGGTGGAGATGGAAACAAAAACGGAATTCCTCCATCAACCGAATCTGAATGTTGGAGAAACAATCCAGATGCTAGTCCGACCAGAGATCCTAACGGCGTATACAGTCCAGATGATGAAATCGCAGGAACTGCGTGTTGGACAGCGTATTACCGAAAAATTTTTGCTGCCCAATGCCAGGCTGGTATAGTATGCAAAGGTACGGATGTATACGATAATTACTGTTGTGCTGGTTTCATGTTTGATACCAATGATTACTGTAAATCACTTGGGTGCGTTCCTAGTAGGGGCACAGATCATTACCCCATCTGGACCTGTGAACCAGAAAAGAAAATTCTGTGTCTACAACGAAAACTAGAAAACATAAAGAAAAGACAGGCGTGTATAAGCCAAAGCCCTGATGCTGAAAAATTCAAAACATGGGAGGCAGGGCAAGCGTACCGGGCTTGCGTGGAACTAGCCAAAGCAATATGGGAACGCGATTTCGGCAATGCTACAACCGAGGAACAACGCAAGCAGGCAGAAATAGACTACCAAGCAAATGTAGCACAGTGTGATGAACAATTGAAAAAGGATCGCAACTAATAATGGGCGAATATACAACATCTTCAATATCTTTTTTGGGATTAAACTGGACTGTTTTGCCACCAGCGGCTTTAGATTTAGATGAAACTAGATCGTATACACAGAGTGAATTTGTAAACTCCGCTCAACGGTTTCAAAATCGCAACGCAAGAGTACCAACTGTTGCAATTGCATCGGGTGTATCTGCTGGATCGCCGTCTTGTTGCTGTAGTTGTGTACACGAAAAATTAAGAGGTGTTGGGTTTGAACCTGGAGACACGCCAGAATTAACCCCATACAATCCACAAACAAATCCTTGTGGATATATCGGATACACAATAGTGTGTAATGATAGATTCTTTACGAACATTAAAACAGAGTATCCAATACCTATATGTGGATCGTCTACAACATCATCAACTCGTATATTTTCAATACAAGAAGTAGTAAACAACAGACTACAATGCAGTGTAATTTTGGCTCTTGAGTATCCGTGTGATTGCCCCAAAACAGATGATGTATCTGCCGATCCAATACCATCCGTAGCAATAGCAGAAGAAATTTCTGTAACAAAAAAATACTCAACAGCATTAGAATTCAAAAACCGGAATTACATACGGGTGGGAACTACACCTACAGGTTACTCCACTTACCGTGGTGTCATTTTTCTGTCTCCATTAGAGCAAATACAGTCGGTGCTGATTTCGGGAGGGAAGAGTGCAGACACTGGATACTCCATAAAGAACGCCACGCTGTCACTTACAGCAATGAGCGGTAGTGCAAACATTCCTGTTCGTGCATTCATGCTGCCCCTATCGTCCAATGCAGACGAAAATGTCCTGTGGGATAAGCCGTCTAGCAGCGGAAACAACTATTTTGACAATTTGGGTGGGGACATTGAGCCGCTTTCCGAAGGAATTGAGTGTTACGGGCAGTGGAAGAGTCCTACTACAGTTTCTTTTGATATAACACCGTACATGAACATATGGAACACCCAAAAGTCGGATAAATTGGGGATAATCATAGCGAATGAGGAGTCTGTGCGCGGTTTCCACACATTCTTCTACTCATCCGAATCCCCGACTCCATTTGTTGGGGGACAGCGACTCACCAACTGCAAGTTTTTGGGAGCAGGAGCCGTGAATTCCGTTGAAACGGAAGGAGTCCGCGTAAAGTTCACACAGAATGGCGTGAATGTACTGCTGCAATCGGTGGACACAAGCACAAGCGGAAGCACAAACTGGGCTGTATTCAATGCTGGAATAGCAGTGGGCGCAAGTTTTTCCATGCTTATGCCCGATGTCACAGACGCACCGAGTTTCAGTGAAAAGGTAAAGAATGAAGGAACCGCCATGAAGGGGTACAAAGCCTACATCTTTACCGTGCTGAACAAACTATCAGACGGCGCAACACCCACGATTGTGGTGGACGAAAACACATCGGTATTCAGCACAGATTTCTACACAACCGGAGAATTTTCTTACTCATCTCCACTACCAACAGGATCGGGAATAATGGAATTCACAGAAGCAGACACCAAACTGCTTCTTGACCTGTCGGCATTGCAGAAGAATGATCCACTGTATGTGAACTACACCGCTACTAACAGTCCAAACAATGTTCGTTCATACAGCGTCAACTTCTATTCAAACGAAACTCTGAAGAGTAAACGGGTTCGCGTGTATCTAAACGAAGCAGCAGTAACAGAAAACAGAATCGGTGCGTACACAGAAATTAAATCTAGCAGTGTACAGCCAACTCTGAATATGCAAATTCAAACAGTTGCATACGCAGAAATGCAAAACAACAAGGCTGAAGACATTGGCGAATTGACTTTAAAACAATCACTCTGATTTGGGTGATTGCTCGTCTACTGTGCCAAACGGTACGATTTTGTTTAGTAGTTCCTGTCGCTTGGCGCACCCACCGCACTTGGGAATGCCAACCGCATCGGTGACACGCGCTATGGCATCACCCAAGCCGCGCATCTGACCGCAAGACGCACATCCTTTTTTTGAACTCAAGGCATCACTAATCCCACGCTTCTTGGGTGCTTCACTCATAAAGAATCTCCGTATTATTTAAGGGTCAGAAGTTTTGGAATAATCATACGAGCCTTCAACTTGTATTTAGGCTCTCACTGCCTCCCGCTTTCGGGGAAGAGTTTTAGCATTTACAGTCTTTGCCCGATTCAGCCCATCAGTAAAGCCGTATATCTTACCGGCTTCATACCCCGTGGCGTATCCGTGTGCGTGAATTTTTAGGGTAGCCGCGATGAAGGTGGCTACAGCCGCAATTCCATAACAAGTGAATACTAGTGTTTCCATACCCTATGTTCATTTGTACTGTGCTTGAACAGGTTTTTAACAGTGATCCTGACGGGATTCGAACCCGTGTTCTCGCCGTGAAAGGGCGGTATCCTAGCCAACTAGACGACAGGACCAAAAAAAAGCGGCGGCTTTTGAATGGAGCCGCCAAACCATTTCAGACGAGTGCAGTGTGCCACGGTACTCTGATACACCGTGTGAAGAATCCCAATTGCTCTTCACGCTCCAAGCATTCCTCTCCTGCCAACCCAACTAGTGTCGTATGGGTGTATGCGTATGTGCTTCTGGACTTTAACGGAGTATTTCTTGGCTTTTCCTGCTGTTCCGATGCTTATCAAGCGACCGTGATCTGTGGTAGCAGGAGGGATGGGCGCAATTACCAATATAAGTGATTTAAATTAATCATGTGATTCCTTACCAAGCATTAGGGGTGACGAAACCACTCTGCGGATACGGAGGGCTTCCGCCAAATTGGGCAGCAGGAGCAACGCCGTTGTATCCAAATCCGTAACCATTGTATCCGTACTCACGCACATGAACCGACTGTTCAGCCGTGCCCGTGAAGTTCGGATTGTAGTTGTAACCCTTACTCTTGTTTTCATAAACTTCCGTGGAACCATTGGTATGATGCACGGTGCGAGTAATGTTAGTTTCCGTGGCGCAGCCAACAGCGGACAGGGAAACAGCGGTGAGAACGATTGCAGCGAAACGCATTTCAAAATCTCCTAGAGTGCTTGTGTATGAAATCAAATCACCAAACGATTGCGGCTTGCGGACAGTACGCGGCAGGAGCGATCACCTGTGGAGCGTAGCACGGATTACCGTAGACACCAGTGAACGGGGAGTACGGAACCACGACAGGGGTATAGCCACCACCGTAGTACGGAATCACCACAGGACCGTAGCAGCCGCCACCACCGTAGCCGTAGCCGCCGTATCCACCACCGTAGTAACCACCACCGTAGCCGCCACCGTAGTAGCCGCCATTAGTGTTGGAGTAACCACCCACGCCAACGCCCCAACGAAAATCGTTGTTGGTAATGGTACGAGTTCTGCTGACGGTGTTTCCGTCAGCACCTGTCTCGCTGAACTTGTCTTTGTACTTGCCGTAGGAACCACCGATTCCGATGTTCATACCGCTACCGCTGTTCGTCCACTGTGCAGACGCTGCGGTGTTAATTGCGAAAGAAACCAAGACCACTGATCCGAGAGTATTAAAGTTCATTACGAACTCCTTTCACGCACTATTGTAACAGAACCATTCACCTTGTCAATACACGATCACGATGATCGTTTATTTGATTTGGATGCACCCCGTGTGCGATCCACAGCATCACGCCGAATTTTTTCAACAGCATTTCGTAGCAATGAATTTTTCAATGCTTTTTGACTATTTGAATTTTTAGGCATTATGCCCTCCAACTTATTTAGGCATTTGCGTCAGACAAATCCTCGTAGATTGTGATCCACTTGGGGTCTTCATCGCGCCGTAGATACGCAGCCTTTGCAAAATTCCATTCTTCACGCTCTTGGATGCGGTATCCCTTGCGGTGTTTCTTAGAGAACTTCTTGGCAGAGGCTTCATCATCAAAGTACTCGTAATTGCCTTGATCGTCCATGCCGCCCCAAACGCCACTAGAAGTCTTCCAGATGTCACCTGGGCGGTGGCGTTGGGCAACCTTGGCTTCTGCTTCCTTGCCCTGCGCGGTCTGCTTGGCGGTGTCGGGCTGTACATTAAACACAAACTTCTTTTCGGCGTGTGCGCCCTTTTTGAGTTGCGAGAAGAAGTCTACAACCTTGTGCTTGGCAAGTTCAAGATTGTTCTGCCCCTCGCCCTTCTTGAAGCGCATCAGCACCTTGCCTACACCTGCTTCATCATTGGTGCCAATGTAGTAGAAGTCCTGATCGTTCTTGTACATCACGGAGTGCTGACCGAATTGGCGACCCAAATCAATGATTTGCTTCTTTGTGATATTGGGAACCAAAATGCTTAATTCTTCATTGAAGCCTTCGTCGCCCTTGTATCCGCCGCGCAGTTCAATGTAACCGTGACCCATTGCACGAATTGCCTTCTTGAGTTCATCGTGCTTGGCTAGATTCTCCTTGTCGGAGTTTGCACCACGGAACGCGCTCACAATACCAAAGTCCTTCTTGTCGTCTTCCACATATTGGAACACGCGGGACAGTTTGGATTCAACCAAGGATACTTCCGTGATCGTCTTGTTGTTCAGCGATTCGCACAAGTCTTGAGCATTAAGATATTGGGTAAACTTTTTCATACATTTTCTCCTTGGATGTTCCCATATTTATAGGAGTTAGTCCTTCCCCGTGCAGCATTACGCCTTCGTTGGTGGTGTACCAAATCTCTTCAAAACAGCCCACACACCACGGCATACACCGCGGACACGGACGCGCCATTCGCATCTGCCCAAACCGATTAAATCGAATATTAAACAGGATCATGCCTTTGGGCTTGCGATGCAGTTTCAAAAATGCATCAAGTTCGGAGTGCATTTCTCCAAACAGGTATCCGTGCTGCACTGCCATTGGATGGGTCTTGATGATGTTTGTGCCGATGGATTCAATGCGCCCCTTGTACAGCACAATACTAATGTGCTTTTTTGGACGGGGAATGTCCAAACACAGGGGGTACGCAATACCAAGCAAACGCTGAATCTGTTTTGCGTTCATATCAAAAACGGCTTACGGGATGTTTCACCCGTAAGCCGCGAGTAGGGGTCACTTCATCTTGCCGCACGGCACCGGAGAGCGGCACTCATCAACAGTCTCGTCAAGACGGTCAATGGCAGTCCACAGAGCGCGAACACGCTCCTCGGAATCGCGCTCAACGGTTTCGTGAACGCTATCAATGCGCTGATTGATCTGATTGGAGTTTGTCCAATGCGAATCATTCACATCATTAATGTGTTCAGCAAGGGCTTCAATGGTCGCCTTCTGCTTGCCGATCACATAAAATGCGCCAGTCACACAGAAGAAACTATAGAAGCCAAGGAAAGCAACCACCGCGTTGGTGTCGCTTGCCTTACCAGTGAAACCCAAAAGAGCCGCACCACCAAAGCCAACCATTGAAATGGCGGCATACGAAACAAACACAGAAGTCTTGTTGTTCATGTTCTTTCCTTTTTAAAATGAGTCACACAACTTACCCAAAGGGGTGGCTACGCCAATCGGTCGCAGCCACCCCAAGGGCATCAGTTCCATCGGGAACTTGTATTACGCAGACACAGACACCGAAGCGTCAGCCATGCCGCTGCCAAGACGCTTGCTCCAACGGGAGAGCAGAATGGCAACACCCTGCTCGGTGCAGCCGAAGGTGTAGGTGCGGCTGTCGTTCTCTTCCGAACGAGCGTTCTTCAGGGCAATGTTCGTGCCGCTGATGCGCTTGGCAAAGCGGTCGAACTTGCCGTCCGTGCTGTTGTCATAGAGGTCAACGGTCACGGCAACGGTGTAATTCTTACGGTTCTTCATAGCAAAATCTCCAATACGAGCCTCTGAAAATTTACGCTTCGGATGTCGGCTCCAACCATCCTTCCGCGTTTCGATGTCTTAATTGTAGCAGGTCTACAGTGTATGTCAACCCCTACGGAGCATTTTTCATTATTTGATTGTGATCACCAACGAAAATATTGAGCAGCCACAGCCACACATAAAGCAACCACACCAACTACAACAGAAAACACTACTCCAAAAATTAGCGGATGTGAAAATGAAAAATCCGTAATCACTGTAATTGGGTCGTGCTTCTTCCAATACACCTTGGCATCATCCGCCTTGAAATTAATCCATTCCCAAGCGGAATCAATAAAATTCTTGTTGACTTTAGTATATTCCACGGGGGGTGAGAAAATATACGAATGCGTGTACGGGCGAACCTCTTCCGCAGGAGGGGTAACTGTCTGCGTTTCGCCAAGGAACTCTTCGGCGGTTCCTTCGCGCCAAACAGTATTGATAGCGGGTTCGGTGGTCACGACAACCTTGGGCTTCTGTGTGCGGGGCTTGCGAGGCTTGGGCGCATCGGTGTTGCCAAGACGCTCGTTGCGTTCATCAAGGGTGGCGCGAGTTGTGCGTTTGCTGACGGGCTTCTTTGTGATCTTCTTCTTTGCCATTTGTGTTTCCTT